GCTTCAAGTGGCACTGGAATGACACTCACAGCAGTCGGGAACACGAATGGCATTTTCCCGATGGGGTCGTATCTGTACGCAGTCAATTACAATATTCTCAGAGTACAGAACGGCGTCGCAAGTCTTTTATATTCCAATTAATATATGAATCCATTGATACTACTATTTATTCTGATGATTGTAGGTGTGCTGACTTATGAGCCGAATAAATATATGAGGAACAAGTAGGGATGGAGAAGCATAAAGCAATAGCTATTCCCGTGAGTTTTATAAATGAAAAACCGTATTTTTTACTGGTTCATGATCGAAGATATTCAGAGTGGACATTTGTCACAGGTGGTTGTAGAAAGAGAGAAGTTATAAATCCGCTACGTTGTGCTCTACGTGAGCTCGAAGAGGAGACACGAGGACTCTTAAACTTGAAAAACGGCACTTGTTCATATTTCAAGTTTCAGACCCTTCAGAAGGACTTTGATGACGAATTCATGGCTGTATATCATGTATACATCATAGACTATCAGACGACTAGAGATCAACAGGATTATATAGTAAAACGTTTCAATGAAGAGAAACAGAAGATGGATCTACGTCAAATGTGTTTCAAGAAACAGTATGATGAAAACGATTTCCTCGACTTTGATACACTGGATGGTCTAAAAAACAGACAAGTATGGTCTATGATCACTACTCACGTCCTTGAGAACCCAGACTTTTACAACAAACTCAAGGAGGATCGGAGAGAGTTTTCTTTGAAGTATTAGAAAAAAAAAACATTATATACATATGATTGAGAAATGGAAGCATGGATCTGGACCTGTGACTCATTTCTTGATGGATGGTGGTGTACTACGTGTAGACAATCAAAATGCATTCGATCTTGATTATCTACAGGCTTTGCTGCAAAAAAAAGTTATGTGTGTCGTCGAAAAGAGAACAGAGCAGTTTCGATTCTTTGTAGATCTCGATTACAAAGATGAAAAGGAACTCAACAGTCTCAAAGTGATTGATCTAGCCATCGGTATGAGCAAGATTGTAGACTCGAAATGCTACATTGCCAGAACAGCGATTCGAAATATTAAATCGCAGACAAAGACTGGCGTGCACTTTCATTTCCCAGACAAGATTGTCACGAAACAGGATGCCATCAAACTCAGAAACCAGATTATAATGAAATTCCCCATGTACTCAGAATCTATAGATGAATCTGTATATATTGGTTCAGGTCTGAGACTTGTATGGTCATATAAGTATAATGATGGTGAATATATAGCACCATATACTCCATGGAAATCTGTAACAGCTTCAGGTATGATAGAACATATATCACCAGAACCTTACATGGAGACTATACGCCTGTTTAGTATTCGTGTCCCTGGTACCGATCCTGAGACTGATCCACAAGAGAATAGAAAAACGAATAAACTAGAAGAATTTATACACAAGTATATACCCGGACAACAAGGCTCAAAGATACTCAAAGTGCAGAAGAGTTCTAGAGGTGAATCTTTATGTGCCCAGACTGATTCTAGGTTCTGTACCAGAATCAACAAAGAGCATCAAAGGAATCACGTGTGGTTCTGGATCAAGAACGGCACTATACGGCAGATGTGCTTCGATCCAGATTGTAAGAAATTTAAGGGGACTGAATATGCGTTGCCGCCATCAATATTAAAAGAGTGTACAGAGTAATGATTACTCGTTCTGGACGTGTATCCAAGCCCCCTGTCAAATATGAACCCATTGAAAAGGTTGAGGATGATTATGCAGATGAGGATTATGATACAGAGGATGATGGTTCCTCAGAAATTGAAGTAAGTGACTCGGATACAGACTCGGATGATGGCTCAGACCTCGAGTCATTCATTGATGATGAAGAAGAGGAGGAGCCAGAGGCTGAGGACTGACGACGCTCTGCAATAATATCGAGCACCTTGAGACTTGCAAGATGAGCTAGATCAGCGTCACTACGATCAGGAAACTCTAGACGAAGATCTGGTAGGAAATCGCTTGGGTGAGGAATCGGTGGTACATCAGGCTTGTTGTAAAACTTTGAATTTTCATCAGCTGAATCAATGTATGGGGTATCACTTCCCTCAAGTGGCGTGGCCATCATATCGCGCTTGCGCTTCTCAAACATTGCAGCCGCCATACGCTTGTTCTCATTCATTTTGGTAAAAATCTCCTCCAACTTCTCATCGACATAATGTTTCTCAACATTCATATCGCGAGAAGGTGGAATAAGACCCCAAGTACACATCTCTACAACATAAATGTCAAAGGTTGCATCATCCTTCTGTAGACGTTTTGCATGATTCTTAGCCTCATCCACACTCCCATGCACGCTGTAAATCTTGAGTGCCAGCTTCTCGTGCTTCTGAGGCTGCTCAGGACCAACGATTGAAATCAGTGCATACGCCTGCCCAGGTAGAGTCACATATGTTCTATCAAGAGAACCCATATTAAGAACAAAACACACTTACTCTTTAAGTATGGATAGCCTCCGAAAGATGCATAATGATGCGAAGCGTAAACTCATACAGCAGAATGTTCCCAGAGGATCTCTTGTGCTCGATGTTGGCTGTGGGCGCGGAGGCGATCTGCACAAGTGGAAAGATTGCCGAGTCTGGGGAATGGATCCAGATGTAGCCTCGATAGAAGAGGCGAGGAAGCGTGCAAAGGAGTGCGGATACGAATGGGCAACTTTCGCTGTGGGGGATGTTCACTTTGCACCCAAGATGCTATTCGATGTCATATGTTACAACTTTTCACTCCAATACATTTTCAAATCAGCAGATATTCTGAAATCCTCGCTGCGTCAAATTGCAGAACGTACCAGAATTGGTGGCGTTTTCATTGGTATTGTACCAGATGCTACTAAGATTCCAACAGACTGGTCAGATGCACTCGGTAATACGATACAACGAGGACCATATTCAAATAAATGTCACCAGGTTGGAAACATGATTCTAGTACATCTTACTGATGGCCCGTACTATGCAAATGGCCCGATTCCAGAACCGCTGTGTTACAAGGAATTTCTGATCGAAGAGGCTTCAGAGTGGTTCGAGCTCGAGTCTTGGACCAATATGGTACCTCAGAGGACAGGTCTCATAACTGACATTTACTCCAAGTTTATTTTTCGACGTGTATAGTAGTATGTTACCATATCTTCTTGGGGGTATATTTTCCGCCGCGCTTATAAATACACACCCAACTGATAAAATGAAAGAATTGATGCATAGGTACACTATCCTTAGAGAGTATTTAATAGAAATTGGAGAATTCCCAGTACTGCATAAAGAATGTACAGTGATAGGAATGAATGGAATTTCTAAGGATGGTGTTGGATATAATGTTGGAAAGGGTTTTGAGATCTATATATGTATGAATGGTCCTATAAATAATATAATGCATGTATTTCTACATGAACTCGCGCATAATACAGTAGATGAATATGATCACTCGAATAAATTTTGGGATAATTTAGATGAACTCAAAGCAATAGCAAAGTCTCTTCATATATATGAACATACACCCGCACAACCATTTTGTGATGGAACTATTGGCGATTAATTTACAAATTTTTTGGCAACCATGAAGAGTACTGCTACGACAACAACTGTAGCAGCATAGCTCATTGGTTTATTTGGTATCATTTTATTGATTGGGTTCTGAATAGTTGGAGAAGTGACTATGACTGCAAGGAGACCAGCGACAATAGCCAACATAATATCATTAGGTGGTTCGACTTCATATGTCTCTACAGGCTTAGTCTCCTGTACAGCCTCTGGCTCTGGCTTTGGCACTGGTTCAATAACCTTCTCAATTGGCGTTGAATCCTCCTCTTCAACTGTGGGTAGAGATGGTGTCCGAGTGATGGGAGGAGGAGGTGGTGTCCGAGTGATGGGAGGAGGAGGTGGTGGAGGCTGTGTGGGAGGTGAAGGTGGTGGTGGACCACGCGTGTCAACGCTCACTGGTGCTGAGTTTTGACGGGTATCAATAGGTGGTGGGATCTCTGTAATCTCCACAGCTCCACCACGAAGTCTGAGTACAAGATGTATAGTCGACTCTTTCTGGATATTGTAGTCTGCCATTGTACGACCATCCTCAAGCTGCTTTCCAGCGAAAATCAGACGCTGCTGATCAGGTGGAATTCCCTCCTTGTCCTGAATCTTGGACTTGACATTATCAATAGTATCAGTGGACTCAACCTCAAGAGTAATCGTCTTCCCAGTGAGTGTCTTGACAAAGATCTGCATTCTATACTCTTATAGGATTTTATAACTTTAAATCTTGCGCAATACTATATGGATAGAAAATTTATATGGTTTCTTCTAAGTATAATAACTGTTATATGGTATCTCTCGTTTGCAGGTGCAAACAAAATCCCTGATGTTCCAGTATGCACTTTTATCAAAGATGTACAGAGCACATGCACTCAAC